TTAATTCGATTTTTCTTCTATTCTCCTCACCTTTCGACCTGTTCTTTTGGCAAGAGGGATAATCTCTTTAACTGTCACCCGCTGCGGGCCATAAAATGTTTCCACTACCACCCTATCCCCCGGAGCTATCTTATCTATCAATTTCAAGGGGATTTCCCACTGATATTGCTTGCCACCTTCATTGAATACCGCTTTAATCCCTTGTCTCCTTATTCGTCTTACTGGCACCATATCCTTACCTTGTTCGCGCACAATTAAATACGTTGTGTATCCATCCATCAATACCCCATGTTCATCAATCACAATTTCCCTTTTATATACGCCGTATTTCTCATAGAACCCCTAGCCTGTTCTATCTTCTTTTTTGTCGGCCTTGAACCGGAATTTTTTCTAGAAATAGATATATTGGATAATCTAACAATATGTTTATCACTAGATGCCCCCGCCTGGAACGCATCATTTCCCCATTCAGACAGCAGTTCATAGAATCGCTGGTTTACTTCTTCATTCACTAAAAGCTTACCATATACCCTCTGGTGCGCTTCCCTTACGATTTCGGGCGTGAAAACAAAATCCTCGGTTGAATATTCCATACCCATCTTATAAATATTGTTTAACACCCTTGCCATCTGCCCTAAAAGCTTCTTAGACAGGTCGCTTATTCCGGCTGTCTGGGCCATCCCCATCAGCATCCCCATATTAATTGGGTAGTGCATTTACTTTGCCCTCCTTGCCCGTTCAGTCCTTTTACCCATGATAACGCCATACTGGAATATATTAAAAAACTGCTGCTCCTGCATCAAGTGATTATATGTACGCCAGTCCATCAAGTGATATTCCTTCCCAGGCTTCTGATAAGAAAGCATCTCCATATTGTCTTTAAAGTCCATTATCGCCCTTGCTTCCAGCAGCACACGACAAACCGGCTCCCATGTGCTTCCTTCAAGGTTGCCCTTTTCAACATCTTCCAATGTTTCTGCATCTGCATCCAAAAAGCCCCGGCATAACATAACAATGCTATTAAAATCCTTGCAATTCTCATTTATAACAATTGCGTTCTGAGTCACGGAATAGAATACCACTACCTCTGATAGCGAATGCTTACCGCCCCATGACTGTAATATACAATACGCATCCTCCAGTGTAATTTCTGCCACGTTGCAAGCGTACAATCTTCTTTTTTCATCAATTAAATGATACATTTTCAATTTACCTCTTTCTTTTTATCAGGGGCCGTGCTAATATACCTATGTGATTAGGAACGGCCCCGGCTGTTTCGTTGGCCCCTGTCAGTGTTGGTAGCACTGGCAGAGGCTTTTTCTTATGCTATTGCAATTTCCTGTACCTGTGAGCGCCCAAAGAATCTGGCCTTATAAGCTTTCCCATCTCCCCGGCTTCCCCATATCAGTTCAGTACCAAACAGGGCCTTGCTTCCATGAATGACTTCATATCCTAACTGCTTCCAGCCGTTCCAGGTATTTGTTTCTTCCTCAACTCCTGCGGCGGCCTTTGCTTCTTCAATTCTCTTTGCGTTGATTGCCTCTGCCTTTGCAGATAACCATGCCCTGTGTAAACACTCTGCAAAAGAAAGTTCTTTTTTCTCCCGGTAAAGTCTCCATGCTCTCAGCATGATTTTCTGAAGATTGTACTTCATGATTTCTGTCTCTTTCCTTGTCCGGCTGAATCATCTTCCTGGCTATTGGTTTTGCTCTATTGCTCACTCACAGGTATATGGTTTTCAGCTTCACAACTTTTCGGGTTGTTCGTTTGTTTCATGCTTATACAAAATCAGCAAAGCGCAGCAAAAGGCGGTGCATGAATATGTGAAACGAAATTATGACCGCATCGAATTAACCGTAAAACCCAAGGGGAAAAAGAAGAAATAAAAGCTCATGCTGAATTAAGCGGAGAAACATTAAATTCCTTTATTAATCGTGCCATAGACGAAACAATGAATCGTGACACGATGCAGACGCGGAAGGAAATCTAATTATGGAATACGGATTAAACAAAACCCAATACATGCACAAAATATACGGCTCCGGTCACTATATTAAAGAAATAATCCCTTTACTTAAATATGACATATATCCAAAGGCCTATTCACTACTTTCGTAATTTATGCGAATGGGTTTTTGGATATATAGAAAAGAACACTAAATTTCTCTATTTCTCCCAACTTGACAGGAATCGTTTTATTAATCGGAACGATTTTCCCCAAAATCGGGAAGCGCTGTCCATCTTCTAACTCTGCATACCCCAATATTTCAAATCTTAATGGCCTGCTACTGCCTTTTGGCATCAATCCAAACATTTCCGCAGCAGTTGGACACTGAATGTCAATGTAGTCCATTGTACTCATATCATAATCTCCCTTTCATAATAAATGGTTGATTCTCACCGGGCTATTGTTCGCCATCCTTGGTACATCCTCACCGGAATTGAATCTGCAGCCCCTATCAGTCTTGCGTGTCTATTGCTTTCGGCTCACAGGTACGATTGATAGGTTTGTGGGGGATTGTCTGCCCCAGCTGCTTTGTTTTCTTAACCTTGTAACTATATTATACACTATTTCTTGGCCATATTCTATTGACTATATACACAAATATTTGACCATATTTTATGCTATTATTTGTGTATTTTGTGCACTTGCAAAAGTGTATATTATTTGATATAATATTAATATAATGAAAAGAGTTAAATTATTTGGACACACTTACTAGACAATGAAAGAAGGTACAAAATGCCCATAAGCTATGAAAAACTATTCAAACTATTAGAAGAGAAAAACATAACAACCTATTATCTACGTCAAAATAAGATAATCGGCCAACAAACTTACTACAATTTAAAAAATGGTAAAGGAAACTTAGGAACAGAATCCCTTGAAAAGCTATGTAAACTTCTCAGTTGTCAGCCCGGCGACCTAATGGAGTATATATCAGAACAACCACATCCACAGGAAGGAGTGTGACCCTATGCCATTACCACAAGAAAGTATCCACACCATTGACGATATTTACAATCTGCCAGAAGGTGAACGGGCTGAACTGATTAACGGACAGATTTATTACATGGCCCCGCCCAGCACAGCCCATCAAAGAACATTGTCATTCCTGCACCTGGAGATAGGAAACCACATCCGCAACAATAATGATTCCTGCGAGGTATTCCCGGCTCCGTTTGCCGTGTTCCTCCAGGCAGAGGATGAAAAGAGTAATACAAACTACCTGGAGCCAGATATATCCGTTATTTGCGACAAAGACAAATTGAACAATAAGGGCTGCAACGGTGCGCCGGATTGGATTATAGAAATTGTATCCCCTTCCAGCCGCCAGATGGACTATTATAAAAAGCTGGCCCTCTATCAGGGCGCGGGGGGTACGGGAATACTGGATTGTAGACCCAGCCAGGGAAATTATTGTGGTCTATGACTTCCCAAATGAAACACTGCCTACCATTTATCGGTTTACTGATTCTGTTAAGGTCAATATGCATGAGAACTTTTCCATTGACTTTAGCCAATTAAAACTTTGATACCATCCCTACAGGAAGGAGCGTAACCCATGCCATTACCCAAAGAAAGAATCTATACCATTGATGATATCTACAGTCTGCCGGATGGAGAACGGGCCGAATTGATTAACGGCCAAATTTATTACATGGCACCACCCAGTAGGAAACACCAGGAAATAGCCGGTGAACTCTTTACATCAATCAACAACTATATCCATTCTAATGGTGGTCCCTGTAAACCTTATATCGCTCCGTTTGCTGTCTATTTACATGAAAATGATAAAACCTATGTTGAACCTGATATCAGTGTCATTTGTGACCCAAACAAGCTAAATGACAAAGGCTGTAGCGGTGCGCCAGATTGGATTATAGAGATTGTATCCCCCAGCAGCAAGCCTATGGACTATTACACCAAGTTATCCTTATACCGTGAAGCTGGGGTCCGCGAATATTGGATTGTAGACCCATTACGGCAGATAATACTTGTGTATGATATGGAGCATGGGGACAGCCCGGTTATCCATTCCTTTAATGATTCAATTCCCGTAAGGATTTATCCCGGCTTCTCAATTGATTTTAAGCAACTTAAGCTTTAATGGCATCCTCATTACATCAGAGCCGCACTGACCGTTTCTTTGTCCCTCTGCCAGATTCACAGCCGGATTTTCGACTATGAGATTCGCAGTGGACTTTTCCGCCCCTTGTCCTCTGCTGTTTTATTTGGAATGTAATCAAACGAAAACAGCAGAGGGGTACTGTAAAACGCCGTACCCCCATAGGGTGTCGCGAAACACGACACCTCATAGAAACATGAGCACCAGCGTAAACCAAAACATAACCAAGGAGGTGATTGTATCGGTAATCTATTACTTGACGAACATCCTTTACAGGTCATGCCAACACTTGCAACAATTATAGGGCTAAACGAATCTATTGTTTTGCAACAGGTACATTATTGGCTCAAAATCAAGGAAAAGAGCCAACAAGACTATATAGACGGTCGTTATTGGGTATACAACACCTATAAACAATGGCAAGAACAATTTCCATTTTTCTCTCTCCGTACTTTGCGCCGCACATTTACATCCTTAGAGAAAAAGGGACTATTGCTGGCAGGAAATTATAACAAGGCTGGTTTCGATAAGACTAAATGGTATACTATTGATTATGCAGCATATAAATCTATGATTTGTACGTACGGCCAAAAAGGCCCTATCGTGCGGCCAAATCGGAATGATGGAATCGGCCAAAATGACCAAGCCAATACCAGAGACTACCCAGAAATTACAACAAAGACTACTTTTAATGTGTTACATGGTGCAACGCCGAAGCGTAGCACTGCTTTTGATTGGTCTATACTAGAGAAACAAATTATTGGTTCATGTAACAGAGCCGCAGCTAGTGACAATAGGCCATACATAGATATCATCAAATATTACTATTCGGTTTATATGAACACTTTCCATCAGGAACACCCACGTTTAAATCGTGAAGCTATGGACAATGTTGTATCTGCTATTCAGACTGGGACCGATATGGTACAGGATATAGACGTTGAAGCATATCATGCTATGATTGACCAGCATTTCCAGACACAATATGAAAACTGCGATTATAGCATCTGCCACTTTTTGACTGAAGGAATTAGAAATAATCGTTTTTATGAAGTATGCTATTAGGTAACCACAAATAAACATATAGTTCATAATGTAAAGGATATTTTAAATGAGAAAAAATAATAAAATGGAGCGGCAACTTGATGATATTCGCGTTCTTGTTGCTGAAGCAAAAATTAGAAACAATTTCAATGACGATGAATTAGCAACATATATTGGATTAAGTAAGGCATCTCTAGCAGAACGAAAAAGTGACCCAAGACGATTTACTCTCAATCAGCTATATGTAATTTTGGAATTATGCGGAAAAGAACTAAAGTTTGTAGAAAAAGCTGCACTATAATTTGCATTATATTGTCACAGAGATTTAAAGGTCTGGCTGCTGTGCTTCCCCAGATATTTTGTTTTATACCACAAAGGGATTCTAAGCAGAATTAGGGTATGCGGTATTTTACCGTATACCCTAAGAGAGTAAATGTCTACTGTGATTCCATAATCTGTTGCTGGCCTACCGCTTTTGAGTTTTCGTCATTTTTGACGATAACCTCTGAATAGTCCATATTATCGAAAAAACCGTACTCACACATCCTTGAAAACCACTTTGCGAATTCAGTTCCAATCTCCAGTCCCTCATGCAAATCTGTTTTGCTATGTCTGCGGAAATCTGATAGTCAGTAAATTCCGTCACCGGATTCTTTGGATTATTGGTTTCTCTTTTTTGAGTAACCAATATGTAATCCGCATTTTCTTCAAAACTATATGCTGCCATTCTTGGAAACCAATCTGCAAATCGTGTTCCTATTTCTAGTCCCTCATGTAATTCTCTGGCTTACCCCCCTATACTTTCTTCCATTTTTGAAAAAATGTCTTTTTGGCTGCCGAATTTTCGGCCGTGAAACTCCTCAGGTATGCCCAGAAATAGGGTATACCTGGACATAGGCAGAGCTGCATTGTCCTAACTCATTCCAGCATTGTCCAGGCCCTAACAAATCTTACCCACCTACTCTAGCCCCCTTGACTCACTCATGTAATCGTGTTAACAAACTCTTTTTTGTTCGGATTTTCCCGACCTCATTTTTGACCTGGGCTTTTTTGTATGCATTTTAGTGCATTTTGTGCATTCGCTAACGTATTTGTGCGTAGTTGATACCGGCAGAGGGATAGCGTTTAGTCTATCCTGTTTTTTTGTGCGCACTTTTGCGCAGTTCGTATAACCCAAACTTAAAAGAATCTCTAAGGTGTGTGCCACATGCACACCTTCGTTATCTAATGTGCTTATGTCACAAGCACGTTGCGCAATTACAAAAAATGTTTTTGACCTTTAAATTTGCATCGTTAACGTTTATGATTTGGGGATATTTAGGGGTACATTGTAAAAATGGGATGTCCAGTCCCATGAATCACTGTTTTTCCTGCTCTAATGCTTTAAGAATAAGATTAGCCGAATAGAATATAGCATTCGCCTCCTTTGCCGTTATTTCTCCATTGACCACCCAATTATTGACGCGGGCCAGTGAACGCCGCACCTCTGCCGTGGTATTCCATCGTAATTTCTTCTTTACTCCCGACTCCTGTTGTTTCATAAGATGGGCGAGTCGATACCTCTCTGCAATGTTATTCATGCCTTGTTTTCCTCCAAGTCTAAAATATGTATATCCTCTTTTGGTGGGTACAACTCTGCAATTTGTCGCAATTGCTTATATACCGTTTCTTTACTCTTTGACAGTACTCGAATATCGCTTGCTTCATACCTTGCGCGCTCCTTTCCCTTCTGTCTCAGCAGCAACATGCCCTCATATTTATCTTGTTCTTCCAGGCGGGTGACTGTTGCCAGTATAGTAAAATATTGTACTGTTTTCCCGGCCTTTATCAATTTATTTTGCATGTTATCACCTCGAATTTTGCTATATAGTTTTCTCTCTTATCCGCACATAATAAGGTGTTCCCATTGAAGGACCCCCTGTCAATGCCGATAAGAGCATCAAAGTATCTATTCATAATATAAGAATCACCCTATACAACGAACCAGAATGCCCTTTCCTGCCATTTTAACTAGCTATGCGGGAGATTTTCTCTGCATCCTCCTGTCCCTCGGTATTATAGGCGTTTTCCCTTCCAGCAGCAGACTAAACAATGCTAATGTTTTTCTGCGGTATGCGTAAAAATCATCACGTTTAGCGGGTATATGCGATTTAATATAAATACGGTCATACCCCTTTTTTTGTGTGAGAGATTCAATAATAAATGTAGATAGCCCTGGATTACTTAAATCAGCCGCTTTGCATATTAAGCCTTTGTTTTCTTCCAGTCTAGCAAGTTCCATTAATTCAGCCGCCCGGCTACAATCTATTCCGTAATCGCTTAAGCTCTTGTCCCTTGTCCTCATTACTTATACACCATCCTTCTTATATAATAAAAGCAATGTGACTTTCCCGTTGCCATCACCCATTAAAAACGACAGCGGGATTTTTTATACACTTCCTTCCGTTACCATTCTTACACCAACACGATTCTTTTCGTTGTTCCCGAACTTGACCACAAGCTGACCAAATTTTGTACCATCAAGTATTAGCTCTGCTTTGGCAATCTGATTTCCACCAGATATATTGCTTTCTGCCAGTGCTTCTTTAAGGGCTTGCTTCATAGTTGACAAAGGGGATACCACTTCTGGTTCCTTTGTGTTATCTCCCAGGATAGCAGCAAACATTCCTGCACGCGGTGGTACTACTGTACCGGCTGCAAGCATTGGCATTCTATATGGTACTGCTGCATAGGCAGAGGCCGGATAACTGGTTTTGCCTGATAGGTTCAAATTAGGGATGGTAGGGATTGCAATTCCCACCTTATCCATTACCCTATTGATTGCCTCGATAATCTTGTTTATTCCGGATATCACCGAATTTACCATGCCCTTGATACCTGAAACAATCTTCGCTATCGTATTCTTGATTACCGTCACGATACTGTTCCATATTTCAGTAGTCGTATTCATTACAGAATACCACACGGATTCTATCGCCCGTCCGATTCCTTCAAATATGTTCTGTGCATCCCCCTTTAAAGCATCCCCATAGTCCCTTGACGGTACTGGAAATACGCTTCCATGCTTCCTCTACCGCCCCTAAAAGGCCGTTTAGCGCCGTTTCTATGATTGTACCAATACTTTCTAGCCCTCCACTAATAAAATCGCCTAGTGACGTTATTAGACCTTCCACAAGGCTCATTATGGCATCAATAATACCCCCAAATAAATCCATCTGTTTATTCATGCCCGCCCGGCTGAATGAAAGGAAGGATATTATGGCAAGTGTAAGAAAGCGCGGTAACTCTTATCAAGTCACGGTTAGCAATGGGCGCAGAGCTGATGGGACCCAAATTCTTGAAACGGACACATTCACACCAGAACCAGGAATGCCCCCAAAACAGGAGAAAAAGGCCCTGGAGCAATTTGTAATGGACTTTGAACGTGATGTAAAATCAGGCCAAAACGTTAAAGGCCGGCGCATGACCCTGGATGAACTATCTGAGTTATTTTTAAAAGACAATGAACCTACTGGAAACCCGGATGATGATATTATGTCCATCACTACCTGGGCCAGCTATAAAAACTGTTTGAGATTGCGCATCGTCCCACGCCTGGGGCATTTAAAAATATGCAGCATCATTCCTAAGAACCTTAAAGATTACAGCAAAGACTTAAGGCAGGATGGGGCCAGGATTGACGGAAAGCCCGGCGGGCTATCTGAAAGCACCATAACAAGGGATTGCGCCATTGTCAGCAGCTTATTGTCTTATGCCGTTGGTGAGGGATTACTTACCATAAACCCTTTTATCTATGCTGGAAAGCAAAGCAAGGGACACAGACCCAAGAAAGAGTATAAGGTGAAATATCTTACCATAGAGCAAACACAAGCGTTCCTGTGGGCCTTAGACTACTCTACAGCTTATGTGGATGGAAAGATAATACAGAAAAAGACCAAAACAAATAAATCACGCACTCCTGTTATACCACCTGTTGTCACAGGCATACTGAAATTATGGAAAGCGGAGCAAATGCGTCAAAGCATGGAGCGCGGCACATATTGGCAGGGATACCACGGGAAAGAATTTGATAAGAATTTTATCTTCACACAAGAAAATGGGATTTAAATCCACCCTTCAAGCCCATCCCATCAGTTTAAACGAATTATAGAACTGTATAACAAATATGTGGCAGAGGATTGCAGCCACATGATTCCCCCGGATATAACCCCACACGATTTACGGCATACCGCTGCTTCCATATTGATTGCTAATAATATGGACCCGCGCTCCGTTGCCGGGGTACTGGGACATTCCAATGCGACCACCACATTAAATATCTATGCTTACTTTTTCCGCAGCAAGAATGAGGAAGCGGCTAACATCATGGAGAGTGTTTTAATTAAGGCAAATTAG